CAAACTGGTTACAAGGGGGCGCAATTGATATACCTCTGTATTACTATGATATTACTAAACTAGCTAAAAGAGTACACGAAACCGCAGTTTTGACACAGAAAGAGACAGACAAAATTCACGAGAATTTTTATAATCATATATCTGCTCACTGCTTAAGGTTAGCAACAGAGTATAAAATCAACTATAATAATTTAAGATAATAATAACCAATAAAAACAAACAAAATGAACACAAATTTAGTAAACCAAACAGCGCAAGAAATAAGAGAAATTAGAGACATTTTAGAGATACTTAAAATTGATACTGGAGTTAGTAGGAAATTAACGAATGTACAGGCGTTAATGATTTCTAGAATTTTAACTAAAGACTTAGAGAAAAAAGAGAAGTTTGTAAGTTTTAATTTAATGCAAGACTAAGCGCAAAAACCTGAGTAAGTTTTTAAACTGCTCCTGTTCTAGAGTGTATGCTCTAGCTGATGAAGTCAAAAGACAGAAACAGAATATATTAATCTCAAAAAATAAACAAAATGAGAAATTTATTAAACATTGAACGCCAAATGTTAGACTCTGCAAGGGGTTTTAATTTACTAGGCGAATTAACAGATTTAGCACAAATGCTAAACGAAGCACAGAGCGAGAAATTAACAGCTAAAATTCAGCAAGGGAAACTAGCTATTGAGTGTAAAAAGTGGTTAAAAAAGCCACAAACAACGCGTATTTTTGAAGAGTTTGACCTTGAAAAATGGAGTATTGAAGAAATGAGCTTAAAATTCTTTTCAGTTAGACAAAGTCAAATGAACAGAATGATTAAAGCGCACAAGCATACTCAAGAGAATTCAGAAGCATTGACTAATTTTCTGAATAAATGTACAGAAGAAGAGGAAAGCGGAAAAAAAGTGTCTAGAAGTATTGACAATTTTAACAAATATGTTAAAGGGTTAAACACTGATTCAACAGAAGAAGTTAGCGCGACAATACCGACAATTTTCACACTGGCTTTTAAGATAAAAGAAGTAGAGCAGAACGCGGAGCGCAATATCGCAGTTAGAATTGATGAAAATCTAACCTTAACAAGCAAAAATGAACAAGATGAAATTGTTAAAGCTATGCAATTTTTAGCATCTCAATTAGCGGGAGTATCTGTTCTAACTGGGGTTGATACCGACAATTTTAACAATAATTCAATTTAAATATTAACTTAAAACACACACACAAATGAGAAATTTTATAGGTAAAAAATACGATACACTAGAGCGCGAAGCGACCAACAGAAATGGGCGCAGTGTCTCTAGAACTATCGTACAAGGTTACCAACAATCACCGAACGCGGAAAATTACGCGTCAACACCTTTTGAAATAGATTTGAAAGGGCTTAACCGCAGACAAAGAGAGAATAATATTCGCACTACTCAAACCTCTGCTCTTCCTTATGAAGTAATTCATAAATCTATTTTTACAATAGGTATGGAAGTTGAAAAGTCAAGAATTTCAAGAGAAGTTTTGACAGGGTCATCACTAAATGAATTTTGTTATTTAATGAAAGGAATTGAACGAGATGGGTCTTGCGGACTAGAAGCAATCACAAATATTTTACCACTTGTACCGCAGTGCAAATGGCGAAATAAAATGTTTAATCTGATGTATGAAGCAGAAAAACTAATTGAGGAGGAGTATAGCCAATCTGATGAAATGAACGGGCGCGGGTCGTATATGTGCGGGGGTCATATCACAATTAGCAGTATTAATCATACCGCTAGTGAATTAAATAAACTGATGAGACCATACACCGCAATTATTTATGCCTTAAACAGAAAGCGACTAGCTAATCAGTATTGTTGTAACAATACCAATGCTAGAACGAGGGGGGAAAGCGAACAATTTAATCCAGCGTATAATAAATACCAACCAATATTTGAAAAAGCGGGGGGAAAGCTACTTGAGTTTAGACTATGGAGCCGATTCACTAGCGTAAAACAAATGATTAATAGGTATAAATTAATGCAAATTATTGTTGATTATGCTGTCAACGATAGAGGTACTTATGCGAAGTTAATGAAGAAACTTAAGCCGATTTTATTGTCTATGTATAATAATAATGAGCAAAAAGTTAATGAGTTAATAGTGTTGTCTAGAAGTTTTAAAAAGATGTTAGTCTCTAATAAAATAGATGAAAAAATAACAAAATTTATCTATCGTAGTGAGCGTTCTCAAGACAGCTTTTTAACACCACAAGCAAAAAGAATGTTAAGACAAAACCTCATAACTTGGGCTAGTATGCGTTGATGCAATAGTCGTTAACGACCAAAATTAAGACCGCTTTTTGCGGTCTTTTTTTTTGCTCCACACCCAACTACCGACAAGAGCAGGAAAGAGCCACACACCACCACACCACCACACACCACCACACACTATATTATATAAAGTACACGAAACATAAATTCGCACAACTACACGAAACATAAATTCGCATAAAGCAGAAGACTTTTAAAAGCGGTCTTCTAAAATACACGAAATCAAATTTCGCCTAAATTGTTTGGCTATGTCTAAATGTTTTCTTATCTTTGTCTAAATTAATCAGAGGTCAGAGGACAATACTAGGCAATAGTAGGAAGTCTAAACCTCACAAACAAATAAATTATGTGTATAATAATAGTGAAGTCGAAAGACAAGCAAGTCTCACAAGAGACATTAAAAAATTCTGCAAGAATTAACCCTCACGGATTAGGGGTAATTTTTCTGGATACCAACGAGGTAAAATATTTTAAATCAAAGGATTATAAAGTATTGAATACTAATAGACCATACATTGCGCATTTTAGATACGCAACCAAAGGGAAAATCAATAGAGAAAATACGCACCCTTTTATCTGTGGGAAAAACACAGATGAACTGCTAATGCACAATGGAACTCTAGTAGGATATGGGTCGCACGACTTATGCGATAGCAAACAACTAGCTATCGAACTAGGGGGCATACCTCGTAGCAACTGAAGAGCAGTACTAGGTCAGCACGATTCTAGATTTGTTTCATACAATAAGAGGAATAGACAATACGAAATCTATAACAAAGACTTATGGAGTAAGCGTAATGGGGTTTGGTTTTCTAAACCTAATGTATTGCAAGACAATGTTGTAGCAGTTTATGGTACATTAAAAAAAGGTTATGGAAACCACCGATTATTAATCAATCAAAGATTTGTAGGGAAAGGAACAACAACCGATAGATACCCACTTATAATTAATGGGCTACCTTATTTAATGGAAGAGAAAGGCAAAGGACATAAAGTAGAGGTAGAAGTTTATAAAGTAGATGATGACACCTTTAGAAGTCTTGATGCTTTAGAAGGACACCCAACTTTTTACGAAAGGGTAGAGACAAGTATAACAATGAAGAGCGGTAAGAAAATTACAGCTTGGATATATTTTAATCGTAGTCAAAAGAACTATACGAATGAAAAATACTATGTAAGGTATACGCGAGATAATACTTGGAACTATTGGAAACCTAATTATCAAAAGTACCAACCTCAACAATATACAACATATCACGACCGCAAAGACTTGTTCTCTTCATTGTCGGTAATTGCAGACAAAGAAGATGACAACGCAAAGTATTGTCAGATATGTTTTGAAGAAGTATACTATGATGAAACTGAAATCAGTAATCAAAAATATCATTGCAGTGTGTGTAATGAAATGTATTCAGAGCAAGAGGTTAGTAAATAACCTCTGCTTTGTTTACTGAAGTTAAATTTAAAACTAAATAATTATGAAAGAAACAATAGACTTTTTACACGAGCAAGTCAAGGCTTTGCAGACAGAAGTAGACAAACTCAAAGAAGAAAATACCATCCTGTTTGACTATGCCGATTGTAAAATGGTAGAGGGGTGCGAAGAAGCAACACGAGTACTAAATAAAATAGAGTATAATAATGTTGATAATTTTGACTATGAAATTAGAAAATTAAATAAATAACTATGATAACAATAGAAAAAAATTGTGCAGGACAATGTGCAAAATGCGAAAGCGAAAATATAGAGTACGACACAATGGTCTGTATGGGCGATTATGTGTATTACCCATACGATTGTCAGCATTGTGGGAACAAGGGAAAAGAACACTATACATTAGTTTACGAGATTACCGAAACTACAATAGAAAGTTACTACTGCGAAAATTGTGGAGAAGATGGATTAGACAACCCTATTGATGATGGTACAGGGAGTATTTTTTGTAGCAATCATTGTATAGAAAAGAGTTTAGAATGGAGAAGTGAGGATATAAAAAAGTATATAACCAACAACTAAATAACTATAACTATGAATAAAACACAAGAAATAAAACAGGCAATAAGCATTTTAGATGAAGCGTATAGCAAAGTAATGAGTTTGGTAAGAAGTGATGATGACCACGAAACTATTAATCTAATTCAACCAATCCTTGACAAGATTGATGAAGTGCAAAACGAAATCGAAGAATTATAATTATGAAAGAACTATTAAAACAAATCAAAGAAAATCCATTTGAGATATTACAAGGCGTAATATTTTTAATGGTGTTAAGTATATTATTTTACTTATCAATATGGATATTTTACTAATTAAAAACAAACAACTATGGGATATAGAAGTCAGGTATATATAGGTATACCTACAAACAAACGAAAAGACTTTGAACAATTAAACTTGGGAGAAACCTATGAAAATACTCCGCTACAACTAACAAAAATTTTAGGGGTAGAGTCAGAGCAAGAGAAAATAATAATATATAAAGGAGACTGGTTAAAGTGGTACCCTGAATATGAAGCAGTGCGAACTATCACGAGCTTTGTAGAGGGGCTTGTTGATGAAGATGGATACACAGACACACCCGCCTTTATAGTAGCAGTAGGCGAGGATGGAACAATACATTCTGAATGGGGGTCTTACTATGACTGGGTAGAAATATATACACAAATAAATATAATCTAAAACTAAATAATTATGAAAATAGCAATCATACGATACACAGAAGGAACAGGAAGAACTTATATTGTTGATATAACTACCGACCCTGACAAGTGGTTAGTGGACAATAACTCAACACGAGATAAAGAAGAATACGAGAAATTGTCTGACTTTGATATAGAGTGGACAACATTAAAACACTATGTTAATCAATTTGGTTATATGGGTAGCAATAGAATTAAACTTATTGAAAAACTAATCCACTATTATGAAGTGGATATAGATAATTGCAAAATGTCTCACGAAATGTGGATAGAAGAATTAGCAAAGGCAATGAGTGATAAAAATTACAAAGATAATTTTCTTAAGGAACACAAAGACTATGTAAAATTTTTAAACGAATAATTATGATAACAATAGAACAAATTAAAAATATCGCAAAAGATATAAAGGAAGATAAGGAATGGGTAAATGATAGCCATACCTTTGCTGAACACAAAGGCGTAGTGAATGGGCTTGATAGACTTATAAGACACTTGACAGGAATTAAGGCAAAAGATGAATTGGAATGGTGGAGATTATACGGAGAATATGTGTCAAAAGTGCATAATAATGTAGACGCTGAGGCGTGTGCTTATGCTGACGGAGACGAGGAATATAAAGAAAACTTTAAATAAATAAATAATTATGAATTATGATGATTGGAAATTAGCAACCCCTGACTATGAAGAAATGGTCAGTCATTGTTGCGGAGCAGAATACTGGGAAGCAAGAGACGAAGAAACTGAAGCCGACTATATATGTGGTTGTTGTGATGATGAATGTGAGATTGTTGAGAAATACGAGTACGATATTTCAGAAAGAGAGGCAAGAGCAGAAATGCGGATGGATGAAGAGCGACTTGAAAGAGATTAGTCGTAGACGACTAAAAAAAAAGCAACATAAATTTGGCTATGTCTAAATAATGTTGTATATTTGTCTAATATTAAGGGCGAAAGTTAAGAACGCACTTCTATCGTCCTTATGAGAGATAACAAATTCCTAGAGGATAACCAAGTGCGCATTGGAATAATCCTAAAGGATGATACTCTCAACAAGTTTAAACTAGGAGCAACCAGTTTAGTAAAAGGAAGCTATATGTCGTGCTTCCTTTCTTGTTTTATTGCGAGGTAGAGCAGTGGTCAGCTCGTGAGTCTCATAAACTCAAGGTCAGCAGTTCGAATCTGCTCCTCGCATCTAACCAAACAAATAATAAAATGATTGTAGAAATAAACCAAACAGAACTTTGCACTACACTAGCGCACCGCAGAACTAATGATGTAATGGAAGCAGGGGGTTTTACCTTTGATGAAACAAAAATTGACAAGGGAACTCATACCATCTGGACTCCACTGGCACAGAAAATATTTGATAAGTGGTATGACTACTACTGGGATATGATGGAAAGATGTAAACCTACTACCTCAAGCATACCCGTAGGATAGTAAAGGAATTAAAACAACGGAGGGACTACCAAAAATTTCGAGAGGAATTAAAAATGATATGTCAAAATATAAATTAAAAAAAATGAGAAATAAAAGATACGAAGACAAAATGAAAATGTTAGCCATATCTTATATAGGTATGGTGTTAACTTTAATACTAGCAATGTTATGGAATTAGAAAGAAAAGCAGAATTAATAACCGAAAGGTTAGAAATGAAAAGACGCATCAAAAAATTAGAGAAAGCGTTAGTCAAAACTAGAAGAAAAGATATAGCTAGGGAGGAGCGGAGAAAAAAATTTGATATCACCTCCATCAGCAAAGTAAAGATTGATGGACATTGGTATTTTAAAGGCACGGAAATTTTAGCGTGTCAATAATTTACACTATATTTACACTATATTTAAACTAAAATTTATTACAATGGAAGAAAAGAAATTAAGACTGCTATCAGCAGAAATACTTTTAGAAAAAAGTATGAAGTCAGCACGAAAAAAAATAATTCAAAAACTACAACAAGCCCTAGACAAGAAGAAAATGAGTCTAACTACATTCAGAAGCACAGGACAATTAATGACCACTGAAACTTACCTATCTATGTATAGAGAACACGATATGAGTGTTTTATCTACGGGACTAATCATTTTGCCCAACGCAGAGGAAGTTGTGAGATATGCAGGGGGATTTGTTATTCAGCTTCTACCTGAAAAGCATTATGCTTTACATTATAATAAAGACCTAGAGGTGTCTCTAGATTTGAAAGGTTTAGAAAAAGCTATTTTTGAAAGAATAGCACAAGATTTATTATTAAGTTTTTAGAATGCCTCCAAAAAGCCACTATTGGTACGACACGGACAGAAATCGGTCGACCACCCTACCACAAGACTCACGAGTACCTGATTATTATATAGGGAATACGGAAAGAACAGGAAAGTATCAAGCAAGATATGTCGTCAGCGACTTTGACTGCTCCTACAATGTAGGGTCAGCAGTAACTTACTGCTTACGCTCTAAAAGAAAGCACGAAGATGGGGGAATAGAATGTCTTACCAAAGCAATCGCCCATCTAGAATTTGAAGTTGAGAAATTAAAAAGTCAGAAATAATTTGCACAATCTATAAACATTCCATATATTAGCGAAGTGTTTTCATAATAGTTTTTAAATAGAGAGGGAGTGGTAATTTTACCAACTAAACTTATTGGAATTGCTTCCTCTCTGTTTTTTTTACAACCACAAACAACAAACAATGAGTGAAATAAGAAAAGAAAAAACGATAGATGATTTAATGCATAATCTTAATTGTGCGGTCAATCAATTAAAAAAAACTCTCCGCAACCGAGACCAGTGGGAGAAAATAATGAATAAAAAAAAGATAAATGAAAGAACCAATATTTAATCAAATAGCGGAGAATGTATGTTCTCTGTATGATATTAGTAGGGAGCAACTCTTTACTAAAACTAAAGAAAGAAGAGTAGTAGATGCTAGACACCTGTTATATTATGGATGTATGGATAGACAAATTAGACTAGGATATATCCAAGAGTATTTAACCAAGAATGGATATAAAGTTAGCCATTCTTCTATCCTGCACGGGATAGGCGTGGTAAAAGAAATGATGAACAAAGATGATGATTATAAAACGATTACCGATAGAATTCAAGAATGTGTTACTCTTTAATAGATATATTTAATCAAGCAAAGGAAGATGAATTTTCTGCCGTCTTAGATGGGGATGATTTTGAGGCACGAATCTTGTCAGGTATACGCATAGAGCAAGAAAGAGCAACGGAACATACCATCATTCATAATACGACAATGGGGGGAGATTTTTATAGAGAAATAACCCCTGAACAATATGAAATGTTTTATGATAAAGGTTGGAAAATTGGAGTGTATGTCTTATCTTTGTCTAATTATCGTAGAAAACTAGAAATGATTGAGAGCAATATAAAGAGAGAAGTTAATACGAGAAAAAATGCCAAGCATATAATGAACTTAAAGGCATCCAGAGAAAGAATAATGAATTCTTATAGTAAGGTTAATAAGAAATTAAATAAAATAATTAAACAACAAACAAATGACAACAAAATTAAAATCAATAAAAATTAAAGGCAAAGAATATGTAGAGGTAAACGAAAGACTAAAGTTTTTCAGAGCCACCTACCCTAACTATTCTTTAGTATCTGAAGTAATTGACAAGACAGAATCATCAATTTTAATTATGGCTTCAGTAATAGATGAGAATGATAATGTACTAGCGACAGGATTAGCAGAGGAAGAAAAGGGAAGTACTTTTATAAACAAAACTTCTTATGTAGAAAATTGTGAAACGAGTGCGTGGGGAAGAGCATTAGCTAACTTTGGTATTGGACTAGATACGGCAGTAGCATCTGCGGAAGAAGTTAAAAACGCCATCGCAAACCAAAATCCTGAAACCAAGTTTACCGTGAAAGATGTCGATATTGTAGCTTTTATGAAATGGGTTAGCGCATTGCCGAAAGAACAAAAAACAATGAAATTTATTGTAGCATTTTTAAAAGACAATAATTATAATATAACAGAAGAAGTTAAAACTAAAATTTCAAACAAACTAAAAAATGGAAATAGTACAAAAACTAAAAAACGATAATGAATATTATAACGGGATAGGAAAGAAATATTTATCCAACTCCGATATATGTGATTTACTTCATAACCCTTTAAAATTTCATCAACCTAGACCTGATAATAAAAACTTTCTTTATGGAAGATTCTTTCATCAGCTTTTATTAGAGCCAGAGAAATGTGAAGGGTGGCAATTCGTAGTTGCAAGTAGTAGAAATACTAAATTATATAAAGAAAAGATTGAAGAGAGCGGTGTTGATGTGTTGCTACTCGAAAAAGAAAGAGTAGAGATACAAGAATTAAAAGAGGTAATGTTAAGGAATTTTGATTTCGCTATGGATATTTATAAAGAAGGAAATGTTTTTGAACACCCCGCTGTCAAAAAAATCAAAGGCGCAATGTGGAAAGGAAAAGCGGATATAATTACAAAAGATAAAGTAATTGATATAAAAACTACAAGTGATATTTCTCGTTTTAAATACAGCTGTCGTTCTTATAATTACGATAGTCAAGCGTACTTATATCAACAATTATTTGGTAAACCTTTAGAATTTTATGTAATAGATAAAGTAACTAAAGTATTAGGCAAGTTTATACCAACCGCAGACTTTATAGAGTATGGAGAATACAAAGTAGAACAAGCGGTAAAACAATACAACACCTATTTTGCAGAAGGAAGTATTGAAGATGTAAAAAACTTTTATCTAAAAGTCGAATTATAATGAAGAAAAGAAAACTGAATTCGACTAATCCTAAATACATACAACAGGATAATAAAAAAAAAGAAAAAGTAATAAAAAAATTAATAAATGAAACAAAAAATATTAAAGTTTATGCGGTTTTTAAGGAACAAGATTCCTAAAAGAACTCCTAAAAATACTATTATGTGGATGAGAGTTCCAATGTCCGTTAATAGTAAAGTCGAGAAAGAAGATTTAATCTTTGAGACAATGAATCATTTGGAACGAACAATTAAAATAAATAAAAATGGCAGAAAAATTTGTACACAACAACGGGAACGGCAGTTTGTTTAAAAATGACAATAAAACTCCTGACAATAACCAACCAGAATATAGTGGAAGCATCACTCTTCCTGATGGTACTCAACAACAGATTGCGGCTTGGGTAAAGGAATACGGGAAAGGGAAATTTTTATCTCTTAAATTAAGCGACCCTTATGAAAAAGCTGAAGAAAAGAAGGAAGCAGTAGCAGAGGTGAAAGAAGAAAAGAATGATGTGGATTTACCATTCTAACTAACTATTAAGTGTAAGAAAAGGGTCGTCCTCGGCTCTTTTTTTATGCTTTTTTTTGTGTCGATATGTTAATTTGATTATCTTTCATATTGAGTATACACAAAATATATTAACTTATTTTTTATTTTTCTACAGAATGAGTAAATATATGACATAATCGACATACATACTGGTAATCAACAACTTATGAAAATAAAAACGACATAAAAACGACATAAAAACGACATACTATGACATTTACAATTACAATATTCCAAAACATAAAAGAAACAACTACTCCATTTCACAGGGATGTAAGCACGATAATAGAAAGAATAAAGAACGGCTCTTCTAAAGATTTAGTAAAAAGAATAAGGAAAGAAAAAGATAAAACAAAAAGAAACGAACTTAAAAAATTATTACCCGCAATATGTTTTTCAGGTACATTTACTAAACGCCTAGATACGAGCATTATAGACCATAGCGGATTAATCTGTCTAGATTTTGATGGCTATAAAAAAGTAAGAGATATGCTTAAAGACAAAGAAGATTTGTCTAAAAATAAATATGTATTTTCGGTTTTTGTATCTCCTTCAGGAAATGGATTAAAAGTGTTAGTTAGAATTCCTAATGATAAAGAGAATCATATAAATTATTTTCATTCTTTAGAAAAACATTTCAACTCTCCATACTTTGATAAAGCAACTAAAAACATTTCGAGGGTATGCTATGAAAGTTTTGACCCCCTTATATATATAAACGAACAAAGTAAAGTTTGGGATAAGATTGAGGAGATAGAATACAAAGAAGTTAAAAAACATATAGACCCTGTAACTATACCTATAACAGATGAAAATAAAATAGTAGAAATATTAGTAAAATGGTGGGAGAAAAAATTCCCTATGAACGAGGGACAGCGAAATCAAAACGCTTATGTATTGGCTTCAGCTTTTAATGACTATGGGGTTAGCGAAAGTCTAGCTTCCTATGTGTTAGGGCAACACGCTAATAAAGATTTTACTTTAACGGAAATTAAGAGGACTATTAAATCAGCGTATTCCCATACTCAAAATTTCGGAACGAAATATTATGAAGATGAAGATAGGATTAGTGATATTAAAAACAAACTAAAACAAGGCATACCAAAAAATGAGATTAGGTGTCAATTGCAAGATGCTTCATTTGACACCGAAGTAATAAACTCAGTATTAGAAAAAGCAGATGAAGATAACCAGCATCAAATATTTTGGACTAAGTCTAACAAGGGTGTTATTAAAATTGTTCATATATTATTTAAACAATTTTTAGAAGACCACGGGTTTTATAAGTTTTGTCCAGAGGGCAGTAGAAATTATGTATTTGTTAAAGTATCTAATAATTTAATTGACCATACTTCCGAAAAAGAAATAAAGGATTTTATTTTAGAATCTTTATTAAAACTAGAAGATATGTCTATCTATAATTACTTTGCAGACCATACCAGATTTTTTAAAGAGGAATTTTTATCTCTACTCTCTACTATAGAAGTATATTTTATTGAGGATACTAAAGATGAAGCCTATCTTTATTATAGAAATTGTGCAGTAAAGATTACCAAGAATGAGGTTATACCTATAGACTATTTAGATTTAGGTGGGTATGTTTGGAGAGAGCAAGTGATTAATAGAATATTTACTATTTGTAAAGTTACAAACTGCGACTATAAACAATTTGTTGCAAATATCTGCGGACAGAATCAGTCTAGAATATCAACTATGGAAAGTACAATAGGTTATTTAATGCACGGCTATAAAAACTTATCTTTTTCACCAGCTGTAATTTTAAACGATGAAGTTATATCGGACAACCCTGAAGGGGGAACAGGTAAGGGATTATTTATGAACGCATTAGCGCATATGAAGAAGCTAGTATTTATTGATGGAAAGTCTTTTAACTTTGAAAGGTCATTCGCTTATCAATTAGTATCCGCTGATACTCAAATACTTTGCTTTGATGATGTTAAAAAGTATTTTGATTTTGAAAGATTGTTTTCGGTGGTTACAGAAGGGCTAACTTTAGAAAAGAAAAATAAAGATGCTATCAAGATACCATTTAGCAAATCTCCAAAGATAGCTATTACAACTAATTATGCTATTAAAGGAAGTGGTAATTCTTTTGCTAGAAGAAAATGGGAAATTGAACTGCATCAACACTATAACAAGTCGTTTTCTCCTTTAGATGATTTTAATAAGCTAATGTTTGGAGATTGGGATGATGCGGAGTGGTGTATCTTTGATAATTTTATGGTGGACTGTCTTCAACTTCATTTGAATGAAGGATTAATAAAATCTGAGTTTGTTAATTTAGAAGTAAGACAGTTGTCTGCAGAAACCTCTCACGAATTTATTGAATGGTGCGGACTGTTACACGGACAGTCAACTAACAGTAAGTTAATACCAGACAAGCGTATATATAAGAACGAACTATATCACGACTTTATTGAGGAAAACCCAGATTATGCACCTAAGTCTAAGATGACTATTTCTAGAACCAGATTTAATAAATGGTTAACCGCCTATGGATTATTCCGAGAAGGCGTTGCTCCGACAGAAGGCAGAGATATGAATGGAAGGTGGATAATATTTACAACTAAAGAAGCAGAACAAAACCCTACCTTACCTTTTTAATATGTCATTAAGCGATAAGGAAATTTTAGGAATTGCAATGCGAAACTCTTACAAGGTTTTGTTTGAAGACGCAGATGAGGAAGATATTATAGCTTCTGACAACTATTACTTTGCTCATAACCCTTTTGCTCCTTATAGCCGTGATTTTTTATTAAATATGCTAGAGTATTTTATAGAAGAAGAGGAGTATGAAAAATGTTTATTAATTAATATGATAATAAAAGAATGGAGCTCAGACCATACCAGAAAGAAATTGTAACCCTAGGGTTACACGTGTTACAAAGGTATAACTTTTTATATTTAGCTATGGAGGTGAGGACGGGAAAAACTCTTACGTCTTTGAAGTTAGCAGAATATTTATATGGCAACGGTGATGTTTTATTTATTACAAAGAAGAAAGCTATATCAAGCATACAGTCTGATTATGATTTACTCAATCCTGATTACAATTTATATGTAATTAATTATGAAAGTATACACAAGATACCAGAAGAAAAGTGGTCAGTTGTTATTTGTGATGAAGCTCATACAATGGGAGCTTTTCCTAAACCAAGTAAAAGAGCTAAACAAGTAAAAGAGCTTTTAAAAAAACATATTCCTTATGTAATTCTATTGTCTGGGACTCCAACTCCTGAAAGTTATAGCCAAATCTACCATCAAGTTTATGGAATACCAACCAATCCTTTTTCTCAGTATAAAAACTTTTATAGGTTCTGTGATGATTATGTTAACGTCCAGATAAAACCTATAGGAGTAATGAATATACGAGATTATAGTGGAGGTACACGTGCTATTTTAGAAAAAATGAAACCTTTCACTATAAGTTACACTCAAAAAGAGGCGGGGTTTAAAGTGGAAACTACCGAAAAGATTTTAACTGTAGAAATGCAAGAAAAAACGTACGAGTGGATTAAAAAATTACAAAAAGATAAAGTGCTGAGGGGTAGAGAAGAAGTGATATTAGGAGACACTGCAGTTAAATTAATGAGTAAGGTACATCAAATGTATTCAGGGACAGTGAAGTTTGAGTCTGGCGTTACAAACGTCTTAGATTATTCTAAAGCCAATTTTATCAAGCGTCAGTTTAAAGATAAAAAAATAGCTATCTTCTATAAGTTTATTGCAGAGCTTGACGCATTAAAATATATCTATGGAAAAGAGTCGTTAACGACCAAGTTAGAAGAGTTTAATACTACAGATAAATCTATTGCCCTGCAAATTGTAAGCGGAAGAGAAGGCATATCATTGAGAAAAGCTTCTGCCTTAATTTATTACAATATAGATTTTTCTGCTACAAGCTATTGGCAATCAAGAGATAGGATGACAACCCAAGAAAGATTAAAGAATAAAGTTTATTGGATATTTGCTCGTAACGGAATTGAACATCAAATTTATAAAGCCGTTACAAAGAAAAAAGATTACACGTTAAATCACTTTAAAAGAGATTTCTTAGCTTTGTAATATGACTGAGCAACAGATTCAAAAGAAAAGAATAAACGAACTAGAGGCAGAAGGGTACTATGTTATTAAACTTGTTAAAACAAACAAGAATGGTATTCCTGATATTATTGCTTTACCGCCTGGCAGTAAAGTTTTATTTAGTGAAATAAAAAAACCAGAAGGGAGATTATCTATTCTTCAACAGTACAGATTAAAGGAGTTAAATGAATATGGATTTAAAACAGAAGTATACACGGGAAAGGCCTGATTATGATATGGACGAAGGATTCTTAACTCAATTAAGAGACTTCCCTATTGAATATAGTGTGCCTGTTGCAGTGTTAATGGATATAAGCGCAGACACACTTCCTATTTTAAATGGATGGACTCAAAGCGTAGGTGGAGTTGTTACACGTCCTGAAAATTTCTTTTTTGAAATCGAATACTTTAACGAAGAAGGTGATGTTCCTGTATTTTTAAGTATAACTGAGACAGACGCAGACACTTATCTTGACCACATATTAAACAAAACAAACTTAGACCAATCAAATGAAATTATCGACAGCATTAAACTCATCCCATAAAAAAGTTCGCACTGTAGTTAACACTGTGTTTGGATTTGATATAATGACAAATTCAAGGCGAAGACAATATGTTAACGCACGAATGATTTATTCTAAAATATTAAGAGACCAGAACCACACCTACAAGGATATTGCCCTTTCATTGCGTAAAAACCACGCCTCTATTTTACACTATGTAAAAAGTATAGACTGGTTGTTAAGCTATGATAAAGACCTCTCTATAAAATATGAACTCTGCATAGAATTATTAGGAGATGACTTTAATGAATATTCAGAGTTAACAAAAGGTGAATTAATTTTGCTTGTCAAAAAACTCAAAAAACAAAATAATTTATTATCTTTGAGTACAAACGTCTAAAACACGACTAAACACAGTCAAAATGTAAAAGCCTACGCAATAAATGACAAGTAATGGAGTAGAAAGGGATAAAATAAAATTCATCAATTTTACGATGGATGAAATCCACGACTCTCTAGACGAGCTGTATGAAAGTTTTGTTGATGGCAATTACACCGAAGTAAAGCAAGAGGCTGCTTTTATTATTAGAACCCTTACTTCACTCCAAGAATCTGTAGAAGACGAAATATAATATGGGTAAAGAATACGGAAAAAGATTAAGGCTTTCAACTGAAGAAGTAGATTTAATACTTCAAAGGAGAGCTACCGTAGTAGACAACCTTAACAACAACACCGCTCTTGATATTCACCTTAAAGAACGCGGGATTCCTAAAAAAGATGTAGTTAGCGTAAAGCATTGGCAAAGCGGAAGTGGAGATTATAGGTTTTCAGTAGTAACCAAAGAAAACTTAGGGTTAGATGAAAATCAAATCTGGGATAAAATAAATACTTTTATTGAGGGATACTCTCCTGCTTATGAGCCCATCGAAACTCCAGGAGGAAATCATCTTTTAATAGTTAATCCTGCAGATATCCATATTGGCAAGTATGCAAATGAGCTAGAAACAGGAGAACCTTATGATTGTGTTACAGCAGTAGAAAGGGTAATGGAAGGAGTAATAGGGTTGATAAACAAATCATCTGGATTTGATATAGAACGCGTGTTGTTTTGTATTGGAAATGACATTCTTCATATAGATAACGTATACAGCACGACAACCAAAGGAACTTATCAAGACACGGATGGAAAGTGGTGGGAGCATTATGAAATAGCATTGATGTTATATGTTCAATGTATAGAAATGTTAAGGATGGTAGCTCCAGTAGATGTGCTTCATAGTATGAGTAATCACGACTACCAGTCAGGCTTTCATTTGGCTCATACTTTGAAAAGTTGGTTTAGAAAAGCTGAAGATGTGAACTTTGATATAGGTGTGGCTCATAGAAAGTATTATAAATACGGTACTAATCTAATAGGTTTAGAACACGGAGATGGCGCAAAGATGGATTCATTACCTTTATTAATGGCACAAGAAAATCCTAAAGATTGGTCGTCTACGACTCATCGTTATTGGTATCTACACCATATTCATCACAAAGTAAAACATAAATGGCTAGACGGTAAAGACTTTATAGGAGTTACTGTGGAGTATATGAGGTCTCCATCATCAGCAGACAGCTGGCATAGTAGAAAAGGTTTTACAGGGGTTCCTAAGGCTTGTGAAGGCTTTATTCACCATTGCGAAAGCGGACAAGTCGCTAGGCTTACTCACTACTTCTAAGACCTTTTAAAATTCCCTCTTTTAGGACGCTTCTTTTTAAAACCATCTGTAGCATAATACAATCTTACTTGAGCTTCAGTAAAGGTTCTCCCGCTTGGGCTTTTATATTTATTTTTTCCTACTTTTTTAAATGGCATAATTAATTTATAAATAAATCATCTCGTGCATCTTTTGGAGGCAGCCATCTCCTAGGAATAGAACCATCTCCATATCCTAACATTGACCAGAAGTTGTACCAGAAATTACCTTGACCTAAGAATATTCTAGCAAGACCCCTTGGAGTCCTAAACTGTGCCCCTGCTACAAACTGTAGGATTGTTGAGGGAATTTCTAATATATCTCCCGAGCTTATATCTCTTCCTAGTTCTTCTGCTAAATCATCTAAAGGATTAGTAATAGCTCTGTTCCATTTATTTTTCCATCCTTCTGCATTAGATTCGTTAAGAAAGGTCTGAAAAGCATTTCCAAGAAATGGAACTATTTTTACTACATTCATTGGAGACGAGAGTATTCTATCAAAAGCTTTTTCTCTATCTTTTTTATCTCCCCCTAAGAGTAGTGGAAGGTTTCCAACTAGAGAGAATACCAACTGTACAAAGAAAAGATTAATAAGAAGCCCTCTAACGTCTCTTTTATCAGCCACCTTATTACCCAGTAAAGCTCGTCTTATATTAGCCTCGTGTACAAAAACTCTGTTTAAAGCTAAAAATAAAGAGCTACCAAACATAGTGAAACCACGAACTACTTTATTTTGACTGGTTTGTAAAGAGTTTTTATCTAACCCTCGTCTGGTTTGCTGCGTTAAATTGTAGTCATTAAAATAACGCAATGCTTCTTTAGGGTCTACCCCATTTTCAATCATATTGTCATAAGCTACCATATACCCTAATACCCCCCAGATATCTCCTTGGGTTGTAAAATATCCAAAAGCTTGGTTAACTAGTTTAAAAGATTGAGCGAGCTTTTTATATTCAGGCCCTAAGTCTACACGCTCTTGCCCTGTGGTTAAAGCATACATTTTTCCCTCTAAACCTTCTTTTCTTCTGGCTCTAAATTGAGCAGACAATTCTGTAGCTCTTCTGATGGTATCTTTTTTATTACGCATTAGCTTCATATAAGCCTGGGTAAACTTGAGAAACTCTCTGGTCTCATTTACTGTTCCTCCTAATATAGATTTTAAATTTTCAGCTATATCTTCTGCTATTATTTTTAAATCGGTTGTGCTTCTAAATATAGGGTCTCCTTTTTTCTTAGTCTCAAAAACAGCAAACTTAGGATTATTATATAATACAAATCCATTAATATAGGAAGAAGCTTGTTTAGGCAACTGAACAGGTTTTAAAGCTAGAGCCCACGAAACCATCCGTTCCATTAACCAGGAGTTTACATCATTAAAGTTTTTACTTTTAGTTAAATACCCTTTAGGATGGATAGCATCATTAATAGCTTTGGTAACGGCAGCTCTAATAAACATTATATCTAGGTAGGTGCGTACAGCAGGGGTGTTAACTATACCGTCCAGAATTTTAACCACTTTTGCATAAGCCTTATACCTTTCATTATCTTCTGCGTGCTTTTCTAGTACCGAAAAGAAATCAGCAAACATTACCCTTAATGCTTTAGTGTTTTGAACTCGTTCAGATATCAAAGATGGGCTTATGTTTTGGAAGTTCTTTACAAATCCTGTGTCAGAAAAAGAACTCCTTTCCGATTCTTTAGATTTAATTCTTTTTTCAGTTTTTCTAGGGAAATAAGGAAACTCTTGTTTTAAGTTCTGTTGATTTTCTTCAACATACACTGCATTTGTTAAATCAAATTCTTGATACGTCAGCATTTCTAAAACTTCATCTACAAACCTAACAAGATTTTCTCCTAGATAATCAGTAATCATATCTATTTTTTCTTGTGTAAATCCATCTTGTATCAACATCTCTTTTGCGTCAGGGTGTTTCCATTGCGAATAGATATACATTAATTGTGGAACAGTTAAACTATTATCTGTAGCCCAGTCTTTTAAAATGGTGTTGGTTTTATCAAAAAGTTTTATTCCCGCTTTTTCTAGTGTGGAAGCAATTTGCTGAATATTAACCCCAGGAATATTTAATCTGTCTTTTAGTATGGCTTCTTGTTTTATAAATTCATAAGCTGAAATTTTCCCTAGTTGGCCCTTGAACATTTTTTTGTCTCTAAAAGGTAAAATAACTTCTGAATCAAATTCTTTAGCTCCCATTATTTCAGCTGCTATTTCCTCTATCTTATCCATAAATCTGAAATAACCTAGGTTATAATATTCTTCTGCATCCGCTAGTCTATAATAAATATCTTTAACAAATACATCTGACTGCCCATTATCTAAGGCGTTCATAAGGGTATAGGTAATACCTAATAAACTTCTAAAGGTAGCTGTAATCGGCTCTATTCCTTTTTGTATTAAAGGCTTTAATATTTCGTCTTTTACCTGTTGCAGAGATTTTTGAAGACCCTTTTCTTTAATTCCTTTCCATATATTTAAAAAGTCTTCTGCTATTCTGTCCTCGTTTTTTAACGTACCATTTTCATTAAATAAGAAAGGAGCTAGCTTCTCTTTTATTTCACTAGTAAACTTCTCTGATATTTCATTAATCTCATTAAACCTTTGCATTCTGTTTTCTGCAAACACTGCTCTTCCTATTTCTCTTTCTGCTTTTACATCATCCAGAATTTCTCTTACCTCTTCTAATGATAAACTTTCTATATCACCAAACATATCATACGCAGCGGTTAATGCTAAAAGTCTATTTTGTTCTAGGCTTAACAGCTCTCCTTTACGGTCAGCTTCTAAGGCCGCTTGAATTTCATTTTCTCTTTCCCCTAACTCCTCACGCAAAGACTTCATTCCCTCCGCGTCTTTATTAATCACCATCTTTAAAACTCTCCTGGCTTGTTGCATAAACAATCCTGTTTCAGCATCTACTCCTCTTGACCTTACTTGGCTTGATATGGTTTTAGCAGGCCTACCCCCTATGTTTAATATTTTATATATAGAATTTATTAAAGCACGTTTCGTTTTTTCATTTTGTTTATCTATAGCTTGCAATACTCTTTCTACAGCTGCCATATAATCATCTGGAGTTTCTATATCCGCTACAACTTTAGTTAAGCTTCTTAATATACTTTTAGTGGTGTCTGTTTCATCAGGAAAGTTTAATCTTATAAATCTTACTAATTCATTTTTTACTCTATTAATATCTCTAACTGCTCTCTTTCGTTCAGTAATTAATTTTTTTAATTCTTTAATCTCTGCAGTAACCTCTTTACCTGTTCTGATATTTAAGTTCTTATCTAATGCTACTACTAATTCTTGCTGGATATTTTTAGGCTGTTGCTTAAATAAAACAGAGCCTTGTAAATATTCTTTAGCAAACTTTCTAACCTCGGATTTTTTTCTTAGCACCTCCCCTTTTTTAATAGGCAATGGATACCTTCTTAATATAGTGCTGGTATTTTGAGTTTTTAAGTCAGGGTATTTTCTTCTTAATTCTGCCGCATACTCGTTTCTTACATCTTCTAATATTCCTCTTTCTCCTATAAATTCATTAACTGCTCTGTTCACATCTTGAAATAAAGACATCCCTGCAAAGAAACCACCTTCCATATTAGCAAAGGCTTCAGGTAAAGCTTTAGTTTCATCTAATGTAAATTTCATTGCAGCATCTACATCAGCAGCTGTATAATTAACATCTGTAAATTTTATCCTATCCTTTAATACTTTTTTAATGGAAGCGTCTGGTATACCACGCTCTCGTGCTCTTTGAATAATAAGGTTTACATCTGAATCAAAAGATAATGTTTCTTCTTTTTGAGAAAATAAAGATAATTGAGGAGACTCTTCAGGAACAAAATCAGGATTAACTTCTTGACCACCTAATAAATCACCCAGGGCCATATTTGCAAACCTTTCTAATGACATTTGTTCTAACGCTTCACCTTCAGGCATCGTGCTTTCTCTTTCTCCTTTTTTATTCTTTTTAAACGTACCTGATAACCAGTTTTTTATGTAAGCCCAGAATTTTTTTATCCATCTTATAAAAGGATTTTCTTTTGCTTTTTTACTTTTACTAAAGTCACTTTCTACATATCTAGCAAACCTACCCCCCTCATCAGCAATATAATCCGACAATGCTTCTATTGCTGCTAACTCATATCCTTGTTTTGTTTTTTTATCTCCGTATATACGTTTAGCTTCATCATAATAGGGTTTACCTCTAGAGTCAGTTTTTACTACTTTTATTCCTTGACGCAGCAAAGCAGTCCCTTGGGTTCCAGCAGGAGATGCTAAGTAATCCAACCACGGGTGAGAAAACTCGTGTATAGCAATTTCAAATGATTTGTCGTTAGGATTTATAAATATGGTATTATTATTTCTATTCATTCCATATACAGTATACCCACGAACTATTCTTCTTTGTACTTCAGGTTTTTTTATTTCTGCATCAAACTTGGCCTGGTCAACAACTACTTTATAAGTTGGAAAGGCTAGGCTTAATAGCTTTAAAAGTTCAGCCTGGTCTTTCGCACTCATTTGTGGCCTAGTTTTTGCCCTCTTTCCAAAATCAGGGTGAGCTGTGGGATTGTAAAAAGAACCATCACGAGTAAAAATATAACCAGGGCCTCGGCTTTTTCTCACAGTAATACCGAGCTTTTCTCCTTCACTTATAAGTCTAGACGGATTATCTACATTATTCATATACCCTTCATCATTCATTCCATAATCTTCAGCTAGTTTATCAATAGCATATTGATTTCTAGCTAGTTTGAAAAAGGTTCCATCTTCTAAATCTTTCGCTAACTTTGCTTCTTCTGCGGAGTAGGTAGTAGCTTTATCTTCTGCTTTTTTAGGTTTTGGAGTACGGGCTTTTACCGCTTTTCTAGCCTCTCTTTTTATTTCAGCTATTTCAGCTTTGTATTCACGAATAAGCTCTCTGGCTTCTTGCCTTAAGTCTGATTTTTCTTCTTTACTTAACCCAGGTTTTTTTAAATCTTTAGCTAACTCTTGTTTTACATTTGTTATTTCATTTTCTAAATCTTCAATCTCCATACCTGCATCTTCATCGATTGCTTCCTGTTGTTTTTGTTTAGTTTGAGGCTTTACTTTTTTAGCCGCGTCTTTTATCTTTTTCTTAATAGCAGCTTTTAAGTTTTTAATCCTTCTCTCTAGTTTTGGTTTATTATCTATAATGACTTCTAACATATCCTCAGTTCCTTCTTCAATAGCTTTATTAGTATTCTCTAAAGCTTTTTCTGCTTCAGCTAATTCTTCTTTTAATTCTTTTAAAGATTTACCTTCCGATATCTCTTCACTAGATTTCTCAATACTTTCAATATTTTCTGGTGTAACATCTACTATTACTTCAGATTCAATTCCTGGAACCCATACTGCTACATCCTTAGGTTTTACTTTTGTTTTAGTAATATTAGAAGACAACCCTTGGTCTGCTCTTTCTTTAGATAGAATTTCAGCCATTTTCTTACTAGTAGTCATAGGTGTAGCACCTTCTCTAATTGAACCAACTCTATAAACCACAATATCTCCGTTCTCATCTATTTCAGTATCGGGATTGTTTTTTAAAAATTCTTCTTTTAATTTTTCTTTTTGTTTTGCTGGTAACTTTTTAACTGTTTCGACTAGCTTATTTTTTTCTGAACTATCACCTTCCATTCCTCCTCCTAAATCACTCTGCTTATAATCCGCTAGAGCTTTTTCATAATCTTCATCTTCCGCAATAGTTGCGCTTACTTTAGAGGGAGGTAATTGGGCAAATGCATCAGCAGTCGTATCTAATATACGCTGCATTAATGATGGAGACACCTGAGTCATTGATGGTTCCCATTTTCCATTAAGAGCAATTTCACTTATTTCATCATTGATTTGTTTTATAACAGGTTTAAATGCTTGTTGCGTGGCATCATTTGTAGTTAATACATTTTTCGCGGCTAACAAGTGAGTTAAACGTGCTACCGAGTCGGAGTTTTCTGGAGTCACATCATCTGCTTTAGTCATTAATATTTCTAAAGCTTCATTTTGTGCTCCTACTCTGCGCTGTATACGCTGTTCTGTGTCTGCATCAATATAATTTAACTCCCTCATATTATTAGCCCAGTTAGTTGTGCCTGGTGGTAGCAATGGAGTATCATCAAATATTACATTCCATTTGTAATCAGCGAAATCTGAAGCCACTTTTTTACTTCTATTAATCAATCCTTGTGCTAATAAATTTGCTACCATATTAGAAGTGTTAGCTCCAAATCCTCCGATGGCTTCCAAAGCTACTTCACCTCCATTTAATTCTGTTCCATTTAATATATGGTTATTTATTTGAGCTAACGCTTCTCCCAATCCTTCGGCAGCAGGGTCAATCAATGCTCTTTCTGTTAATATAGCTCCTGTTCTTAACAAAGGATTCATTCCTCTTGTGCTGTAAAATATTTTCCCAGCTAATCTAGCCGACAAGAAATCTATTATAGCAATAGGGATACCTCGTGCTAATCCCTTACTTTGCCCGTCATCCCAAACATTTTTATCACTTAATGCCGCTTCAACAGATTTAGGATTAAATATATCATAACCCTTTTCTTCCATTGATTCAAATATGGCGTTAGTATATTCCATTCCTAAAATACTTCCTGCCATTCCTAGTTGAGCTCCTGTTACCGCCCCTGTAAACATTGACGCAGGTACTGTCAATAATTCTTCAGGCGTAGCAGCTTGGGGGCCCGCTTGGCCCGCTGCGAGTGCGTATGCCCCATAAGCTAGAGAGGTAGTGAGAGCTGTTGCAGGAACCATCTTAGCTCCATAAGGAAGCATCTCACTAAGGGAGCCAGAAGCCACACTTAAAGCCATTTCCATCGGGTTATCGGTAAACACCTCCAGTGATTCTCGCCATCCTTTTGCGCGTCTAAAATCTAAAGCAGTCGCGCTTGTTCCTTCTGAAGCTAGTACGGATGCTTTCATATATTTAGAAATTAATTCTGAAGCAACTCTTCTGTCTTCTGCATTTGTAGCATCTCTGTCGTCCCACCCTATAGCCGAAAAACTAGTCGTGTCTGCTAATTCCAGTATAACCTCTGCTGCTTGACCTCTAGGATATCTCGTGTTGTATTCATTTACTACATTATTCCAAACCTTATTTACTACTTCCCCGTATAGTTCTTTGTTTATTTTAGAATCTAGATAGGATTTTCCTACGATAAAATTTAATGCAGCAGTTTCTCTTAAGTCATAGGCGCGTCTTTGCAGCTCTGTAAGTGCACTTATAGCTAGAGCTTCATTTTCATTTTTAGGAGTGTAAGAACTTATCTCCGAAAAAGGAGTTTCAAAATTTGTTAATGAAAATTTATCTATTTCATCTAATGCAAAATCTACTTGCGCATTTGCTTGAGTAGAGTTATTAATAAATTTCTCTCTGTTTTTGTCTGCGATAACATCCCATTGCTGTTGAATATCTCTATATACTTCATCTCCAAAAGCTTTCTCAAATAACACATCTATTTGTGGCTTTAAGCTTTGTGCGTATTCTTTAGCATCACTTCTTAAATATCCTTCTTCATTAAATAAGTTAGGGTATTTAGCTATTTCTTCTGGAGTGGCTTTTCTATCTTTATCCCAGGCTTTTTGCTTTGCCCAAAAACCTCCATCTGCTGTTCCTCCTAATATTAATTGGTATTCATCTCTTAAAGTGTGATAGTTTTCTACTATTTCTTTTCGACTATCATAATCTACAACCCCTTCATTTATAAAAAAGTTTCTTCTTTCTACATCCGCAGTGTCCATTGTTTTCCAACTTCCTTTAGCAAATGAATCCGCTTCTTCTTTTGTATTAAAAGGTATCAGTTCTCCATATCTAGTAGCTAGTTCTATAATTAATTTTTGGTCTCGTTTAGGGTCTAACTCTAGCCAAGCATCTGGACGCGTAGAGTGCGTCCCTTCTCTAGGAAATAAAGTAGGAGCGACATAATGTTTGCCATCCATTTCAAAAGTAGCTAATTTAACTGTTGACGCTGTAACATTTCCACTTCTATCCTTTTCTAAACGAGGTACTTGACGCATATTTTTAACCTGAATAGCTTTTTCTAAAAGAGGAACATTAGGGTCTACAAGTTTAGGTGCACGAGCATTTTCAGTAAAGAGTTTTTGTAATTGTACTAACTGGTCAATATTATCAGCATCATCTCCTGTATTTAAAAAAACCTCTCCTTTTCCGTTCACCGCTGTTACAACTATTGGGCTACTACTCACCCAGTTAGTAGAGTCGCGGGCATCGAAACTTACATTAAACCCATACTCTCCAATTAGACTTCTTAATATTTCAACAGATTCACGGGGGTTATTATCAGAAAAAATATTAGTGTTTAAAGATTTTAAGGTTTCAATATACTCAGGAGTTTGAGCTAGTTTTTCTAAGTTAGCTTGGTTTAGAGCAGCATTATTATCAATACGCTCTTGAAGTTTTTGGTCGGCCGTTACATTAGCCTCTACTTGTTCAGGGGATATATCGGGAAAGTTTGGGTCATCACCTGCTTGTAATTTTTGCTCTTCTTTTAATAAATCTACAGCTGCTGTAAACACGCCTCCCTTTTCTTTTATAGTTTCCCACCATCCACGGAAAGTTTCTCCTAATGGGGTAACAGGGTCGTCTTGTATATTAGGTTTATAGGTTAAATCATCTTCAGGAAAAAGGCCACCATCTAGAGAAGTGCGATATTGATTTTTTTTTTGAGGCAACCCCTCTAATCCCATTAAAGCACCAAATTGATTTAAGTCTCCATTGTAGCCATTATTAGTAGCTAAACCGTATACATCATTTAGTGCGTCTGGATTTTGAGAAATCAGGTCTTTAAAATCTTCTTTACCGTGTCTATAGCCGTCTTTAACAGCTAATTGAAACATATCATTTAAAGCTTCGTTGTTAGTTATTTCCATTACCTCTGCTTTATTGTGCTATTACTCCTATATTTTTTGCTATAGCAATCATTTGTTCATCTATAAACTTATCATAAGCTGCGCCATCTGCATAATCTGCTTTAGGGTCAGTTATAGGGTATTTTATTTCCATTGCATCTCTTTCTGCTACATAACGGTCTCCTAATGCCTTTTGAACCATTTCAATAGTTATTACATCGGTTGTTCCACTACCTGTTGGATTATTGTATTTACTCATTGCACCTTGAGAATTAACAGAGTTGAAGTCGTATTCCTCTACCATTTCAAATTTACCGTTCTCTAGTTGTCTTATCAACACTTGTTCTCCGTTTACAAAGACCTGTTTTACATTAGTGGGTAAATAGCGGTATTGTCTATCATCGTATTCAAGTCCAAGACCATCATTCCAGGCAAACTTATTTCCCCTCGTATCCTTAAATGTATCATTTTTCTCAGCCCAATCGTATACACTCTTATTATAATCCTTCATTTGGTTATCATTTCTAATAAAAGAAAAATCATTTGGAGCTAACCTTCTTCCTTCATTCTCTGCGTTAACTAAAGTAGCATACACATCATCTATAAGACTAGCCGTCTTTTTAGCCTTACTTTCTGATGAACCCTGGTCAGGAATAAATATAGGGCCGCTCATCAGCTCAGGATAATATATCTGTATACTGGAAGCACCACCTACCAACCACTGCTGATTATCTCCTGTAAGATAACTTTCTAAGTCTCTATCAGCATCATTCTGTTTATCATCATCTATCACTGTGACTACCGCGTTCGTATCATTTAAACTACCAATATTTAAACCATCCACTACTTTGGTTATACCTATAACAACATCATCTAATCTCTTTATATCTCTATCTTTTAATCTTATATCGTCTCCTATACCTATAGCGGTCTCCAGGATTTCTAAAGGTTTTGCCGTTACAGGAGTCTCAGTATCCACCTCGTTGCCTTGGGCATCTACTTTCTTTTTCCATTCTCCAGTGTTAATTTGAATCTCATTGTAATTAATGACTTTAGGAACATTAGCTGTAGTTCTGCCCTCAGGCAGTTCTCTTACAATTGGGCTATCATCATCAGTTACCGTTTGCCCTACAATAAATTTATTAAATGCAGCAGGGTCTGTATTTTGTAAATAGTTAAGAGAATTACCTATACTAACACCAGGCCCCACTACTTGCGCAGACCCATCTAAAAATAATCGAGCATCAGCATTAAAAGGTATATATTCTGTAGATGTTACATCATCTTTTATAGTTATAACATTTATGCCTTTTCTATCATCAGTAGGTACTATATCTACAATTCCTTCATTAGCTCCTTTCAAGTGAGCAATACCTGCTGCTCTTTCCTCGTTACTTCCATAACCAACTTGTAAAAAAGCTTTTACATTTCTTGCTCCTAATATTTCTTCCTCAGTTGCGTCTTTGTAATTGAAATCTTTAGTATCAACTGTTTCCGCCATTGTAATCTTTCTTGGAAGCTTAACATCTACCGCACCTTTTAACACCTCTCCTGCTAATTTTTGTAGCTCTCTACCTTTGTCTGTATCTAAATCAATATCATAACCTCCATTATTATTAGGAGATAGATAAATCATATTCTCCCCTTTTGCCTTAACATCTGTGGTAAATTCCCACGGTTTTTTATTAGGAGCCATTCCTGCGTGGTCAGCCAATATACTGGACACATTTCTAGAGTCTTCGAGATAAGACGCTATAAAATTATCCATAGCTTTGTCATAGTTCTCATTAAGACGCACATTATCTTCTCCAGATATCCTAGGGTCAAAATTAGGATTCTTCGTACCATCTGCTAGAAATTCAGTATTTAAAGCTTGATAACTAACAGCCATATTTCCAGCTATATTATCAACTGCACCCGTCATATCAAACTTACCATAAGTCTCTCCCATCCAACCAAGTAGTGTGCTGACAGGTTTGAAGTCTCCTGTATCGCTCGATAAAGTACGAACATCGTGTCCCTCAATAGTTTTAGTAACCGTTTTTCCTTGAGAAACTTTCATTGTTATCGGGTCAATATATAGAGCTGTATTATTAAAGTCTGCAAATTCTTGGATAATACTCCCCTCATATAGGGCTTTGGCGGGAAGGTCATTTTCTTTTCTTCGTTTCTCTTGCTCAATAAAAAAGTCATTGTATTTGTTTGCTATAGCAATAGCTTGATTGGTACCTGCTGTTAAATTATTCATAGCATTGGTGTATTGCTTGGTACTCATATTCCCATTCTTAACGCTTCTGTGCAGCATTAATGAATAATTAGATGCATTATTAGCGTAATCTAAAATCCAATTATGAAGTTCTTTATTTTCACTACTAGGAGCCGTGTTAAGTAATGTAGCTAAATCAGTGTTAGATTGGTCTAAAGCCGCTTCTCTCTCTTGTTTTGCTGTAACCTCATCATCCAGCATTGTAGTAAATTTACGAGCAACCCCGCTCCAGTCTACTTGTTCTGCTGCTTCTCTTTGTGCGTATCCGTAATAAGTATTTCCCATATTAATTTATATTTTTAAACTCTTGCGCTAGCACTTCCACGAGTACCCCCTAAACCTGTTTCATATATAGGGTCGAGCTCCATTGTTCCTTGCCTAGCCATTCGTTTTAAATAGTCTTTAAAAGCCTTTGTTCCTTCAGGCCCTAGCTGTCTTAGTAAATCCTCTTGCATTGCTTGGGTGCCGTGTAGTTGAGATTTACCAAAATTCTCATTCTCAGTTACACCATCTGCTAGAAATTTATTCTCGTCTATTGCAGAACGTGTTTCAATATCTAATGATTTAGTTAATGCATTTGCATCTAATCCTAACTCTTTAAATTCTTGCGTTCCTGCAAATCCTTGTAGATTAGTTGCTAAGCTTTTCCCTGTGTCCTTCCTAAAGATGTTTTTTTGACGGCCTGTCCTATCACTTATTTCTGCAAACTCTCCTCCTCTAGCTGCTTTAACTTCACCTAAAGCAGTTCCAAACGCCACTCCAGCTTTTGCGGTATCTAAAGCTCCTTGTACTCCTGCAGCTGTCATTTGACCTGCTTGCTGCTCTGCACGTCCTGCCGCTACTTGTGCGCCTGCTACTTCTTCTAAATCTAACTGAACTCCAACATCTCTTAAACGAGACTCTTCCTGTTGAACTAATAAGTCTAATTTTTTCTGCTCTTTAGACATCGCTACTCGTTGTTGAGCTTGAGCTTGATTTTGTGCCGCTAATACTCTTCCTGCTACAGCCGCTGCTCCTCTTTCACTTTCAGCTCCTGCCGCAGTAGCTTGAGCTCCAGCTGATAATAAAGCCTCACGCTCTAGCTGATACGCTTCTTTATTAATTGCTAAGTTCTCGTAAAAATTAACATCTAATTTTCTTCTTGCTTTATCTAATGCTTGTTTAGCATCATACTCCGCATCTTCTTGCCTTCTTCGTGCTTTTGCTGCACCCGCAAAATTTATACCCATTCCTGTTGCGGATAATACCAATCCTACTCCTCCTACTATCGCTGCTGCTATTGCTGACATATTTTTTTATTTTTTTCTATTACACTTTTAGGCAAATCTTTAAAATCATTTACAAATAATTCAAGCTCTGCATCCTTTACAGTTTTGGCATTTGTTTTATGTACACAAGTCCATATTACGTCTTCGTGAATATAAAAAACTCTCTGAGTTCCTGCCTGCGTAAATACCGTATAAGGAGCTTTTAACATTACGATTTTACCTTCATCTGTTAAATATGACAGCTCACCTTTTAATAAAAAAGAAGGGTGTTGTTTTTTATGTATCATACTTACCACAACTGCTCCTTTAGGCATAAAAATCTGCCTAGTATAGAGTCCTCCTTCAAACGTGTGTTCTAAAGGGAAATGAGTTTGTAATCCATTACTCTGTTCTTCTCCCGATTTATGAGTTAAAGTACTTTCAATTGTTTCTAATTGAGACTGAAACTCCGCAATTTTTTCCCACATCACCCCTCGCTTAGAGGTTACTTCTCCTAAAACTTGCTCAGCAATTATTGTTTCTATATTACTCATCTAAATAATTATCACAAAGATACTAATTTTAAGGGAAACTTTTCATAATGTCCGAATCTACTGCAAACAATTCTACTGCAACTGGATTACTGTTTGTTAAACAAAATTCTCCATAATGCCCTATTATCCCATTAGACTCTCCAACTTGACTTTTTATATACATAATATACGCTGCGGTATTAGTAGCAGGTAACGCACTTGTTCCTGCTCCTGTATTGTTTACTACTATTACATTAGTAGTATTATTTACGCTCACTACCGCTCCCGCTTGTACTGGATTCATATTTCCAGTAAACGGAGCCACAGTATAATATACAATATCCCCTTGATTTATCATTGAACCTAACTCAACTGCTGCTGCAAAAGTTAAACTACAAGTTGCTGTTCCTTGTCCTGCTCGTGCAGTTTCATCATCTTGGGCAATTCCCTGAACTGAACGTAAAGGAAATTCTCCACTAA